CGCATCTGAGGGTCTTCGCGCTGCAGCAGCTTGATGCTGGTGCGAACAAGCCTCCTGTACCTCTCGGAGAAGATCTCTGGCGAGTAGTCATTGGGGTACTCAAGCTCGACTGACTTGATGACCTCACCGCACTGAAAGTCGGAGGTAAACAGGGTGGCAATTTCTGGCTTAGATTTGCTGGCGCTCTCTGACGGAGCCTTCCACGTCGGAATGGTCAATTTTTCAGGCATCAAGTCGAAGACACTTTTTCGGACGTCTTCAATCTGGGACGAGTACTTAAGGGAGTCTGTCAGGCGCTTCTGAAGGTCGGCGATCTGATTTCTTGTTCTTACTGCGTCTGGTGTCTTTAGCCCTATTGGCTTTGACTCCTTTTCCTTGAAAAGACCCCAATTTACATCTGGGTATCCAAGCTGCTTTGCCCGGGCCACTGAGTTCTGGAGGGCTGCCGGGCTGACCCCTAAAGACTCGGCGGCTATCCTTATGGCCCCGGAACCGTGAACCCCTATGGTGCCGGGAGGGGAATGGCCAGCCTTGAGGGCTTTTTCTATCAGGAGCTTCCTGCGCTCCCACTGCTTTGCGGTGATAGAGGCTGCAGGCATTTTGATACCCTCTCTGTGTCACCACTTCTATAGCAGCGACCTGTGACGTTTACGTTACGTACTAGATGTACGAGAACGAAGCTCGCCCTGACGCTCCTGCGCCACCGTTTCCGTTAGACGTGCCTCCGCCGCCACCACCACCCCCGGGGGCTGTCCCAGCTGATCCGGGGTTGCCCGTTCCGCCAACACCGCCATTGCCGCCAGCTCCACCATTGGGGGCTGCTCCACCAACGGCACCGGTCGTGGAGCTACCGTTGGTGCCGCCATTGTTACCGCTCGTATTTGTGTCACCGCCTGAAGACGTGCGCCCAGCACCACCACCACTTGAGCTTAATCTAGCGCCCTGACCGCCGTTAGTTAGCATGCTCAGAGCTGTAGGGTAGGTCCCGTTTGTTATTGTCGAGTCTGTACCGTCAGCGGCATTTGAAGGTCCAAATGTAGCCCCCGCTCCACCACCACCAACGCTGTAAGAGAACGTCTGACCCCAATTTGACGACGTCAGGGAAAACACTTTTTGCGAGTACGACCCGGATCCGCCACCATCTCCACCTTCAGATGCTCCTGTTGCTGCTCCGCCACCACCGCCGCCGCTCCATAGGCTTATGGTGACTTGCGTGGCGCCAATTGGTATTGTCTCTGTACCAGAGCCAGAGTTGTAGTTTCTGGTGACGGTCTGGAACCCGCCAGAGCTGAATCCGCTAAGGTTTGTAACCGCCAGCATTACGTGTCATCCGCCGCGTTTGTCGTGTAGAAGATGTTGACCCCAAGAAGACTTGCGTCAGCTGCCAAGGTGTCACCGCCAGCAACAGCGTCCCTGTAGACCTGAAACACAATCAGGTTTCGTGAGGCTGGCGTACTGCCGATTGTCACGGCAGCGGTGTCGGCGCTTATGTGGACCTGATAGGCTGTAGCCGTGTTTGCATCGGTGAGCGTTATGGCTGTGCCAAAAGCTGTGTCGATTGTCTCGTCATCACCAAGGGCCAAGGCCTGAATGCCCCAGACGACGCTGTTTGTAGATGCGCTATTGGCCGTCCAGATGAAGCTTGCTGTCACCGTTCCAGCATTCCAGCTCTTTGGCATGCGCACCTGAAACTGCGCGAACTCGTTCACAGACGGGTCAAAATCAAGACTCTTTTGCAGAACCTTGTTTGTTGCCGACGTCACGGTTGCAGATGCTGGCCCGCCACCAACAGTATCCGTCCGCGCTGTCATTGCCGACGCGGGGATGTACATGGTCTGCAAGCCGGGAGTGCTGACGGCCGTGAACGTCTGAGAGCCAACGGTCATGGATGTGCTGGCGTCTATGGTGGTGCCGCGGATGGTAGATCTTGCAGCTGCGCCAATAGTCGCTCCGTCAACGGAGCCGCCATTGATGTCTACTGTAGTCACGGCACCAAGATCTGGCCACGTGGCGCCTGATGCAGTTGGGGTGCCGGTGATGGTAGGTGTTGTCAGGGATTTGTTTGTGAGCGTCTGGGTGGCGTTGGCGGTAACGAGCGTGGCGGCGCCCGCGGTAACGGCGGGCATCGACACCGCAGCGGTCACGCCAGCAGAGAGAGCTGATATCTCAAGCTGCATCTGCTTGGTCGGGTCACCGTTGTCCTGCATCGTGAAGACGTTGTCGCGCACCGTGATGGTGGGCGATGTGATTGTTTTGTTGGTGAGTGTTTCGCTGCCTGTGAGCGTAGCGACTGTGGCGCCGCCAATGGTTGTGCCGGATGGAAGAGATGTGATCGCGTCTACAACGTTTGTTCCGTCACAGTAGACGAACCTCTTGGTACCGGCCGTGACTGCAATCCCTGCCCCAGCTGCCGTCTTTATCGTCAGCGTGAAGCCGCCGGTCGTGTTGTTATAGATTAAATACAATTTCGACGAAGTCGGGCAAACGATGTTCCGGTTTGCCGTTAGCGTCCCGGTCACAGAAAGAACTGCGCAACGAGACTGATCCGAGGACCCGTTCGAGGCTGACATTGTGTAGCTGGCAGAGTCGTCGTGCGTAATCGACGCGATACCGGCAATGGCTTCCTCGATAAGCGTCCCAAGATCGTTGTTGAGGGTTGTACCCCAAGTGTTTGTGAGCTCCCCGAGGCCGGGAAGCTCGATCCTGAGTCGGCTTGAAAATGTACTGGGCATTTATCAGCAATCCTTCGTCCATGTTGTTGACGGGTCAGCGATGTCGACCCAAGACCCGGACCCAGAGCTTGTTGTGACCCAAGTTGGGCTTGAAGAGCCTGAAACGGCAGACCAAGTGGCGCTTGCGTTGGATGCGCCAGTCCAGCTTGTGGTTGGGTCAGGAACATCACCAAAGCCGTACACGTGGAAGCATCCAAGCTGAAGCGAGACGCTCACACCGGTAAGATTCACAATAACGGATATTGCGGTAGATACGTCTACCGTATGCCCGTAGAACGTGTTCGAATTCGTATGGACGGCTGGCCGCTTGTAGAAGATCGACGTTATTGCGTGCGTACTGAACGTGGCCGGATTCGTGTACGCATTCGGGCTTAGCCTTATCAGAGTCCTTGGAATCTGGAAGGCCTGCGAATTGACAAGGTTTGTCGGCCCGATACCGCGCCTTAGGCTGGCGTTGAATATCGAGGACGTGTTGCTGTAGGCGCTTGGGCTTAGCTTGATCAGCAACCGCGGGCTTGGGAACGTACTTGTGTTCGCGAGTGCGGCGGGCCTCAGAGCCATCCTGATAGAGGCTGAGTTGATCGTGCTGGTGTTGGTAAGATTTAGAGGCCTAAGGGCTACCCTCAGGCTTTGTGTGTAGAATGCCTGCGGGTTCGTGTACGCATTCGGCCTGAGGGTCCTGAGGATCCTTGGTGAGAAGAATGCGCTGGTATTCGTGTATAGAGGTGTCGACTTCGGCTGGTTGAGCCTGACGCTCTGTATTGTCTGAGCGTTTGTCAGAGCCGCCGGTTTCAGCGTCGAAAGAATTTTTGCCGAGAAGAACGAACTGATGTTCGTGTGCAGAGCCGGGCTCTTCACGCCCGCCGCAGAGGCTACGCTCGGGTTCTGTATTGTATTCGTGTTAGCGAAAGCTGACGGCCTGACCGTTCTGCGGATCGTCTCCGTATAGAACGTGTCTCCGTCTGTCAGTATTGACGGCCTCAGTGTTACACTAAGGCTCTGCGTGTAGAACGTGTCGGCGTCGACGTAGTTTGTCGGCCTGATCGTCCTTCGCAGGGAGTGCGTATAGAACGTGTCGGCGTCGACAAGGTTTGTCGGTCTGAGGGTTTGCCTCAGGCTCTGCGTGTAGAAGGTGTCTGCGTCGGTGTAGTTGGTAGGCCGAAGGGTTCGGCGCAGAGACTGTGTGTAAAACGTATCCGCGTCGACAAGGTTTGCAGGACTAAGCGTCCTGCGGATTGTAGGGTTAAGGGCTTGCGAGGTTGAGCCAAGATTTACAGGCTTCAACGTAACCCTTAGTGACTGGGTATAGAATGTCTGGCTGTTGTTATGCTTGATCGGCGCAACAGTGAGGCTGCCAACCGCAAGGCTCACTGTGTGGGTGTAGAAGGTGTTCGTCTGGGCGAAGGCAGCAGGCTGGACGACGCGGAAGTTTGTCCGCAGGCGGAGCGTTTGCCCCAGAGCCTTAACGGAGACAGTCCGGGCTTCCCAGAGGTTCGTGAAGCTCAACGTGAAGGCTGCGGCGTCCTCAGACGCAACAACCCCCGTACGGGTTCGCAGACCTACCGTTCCCACCGCCCCGATGGCGGAAAGGGATGTGGTGTACGTGTTCTCGGTGTAGCCCGCTGGGTAGGCGTTTATGGTCGGGTTTGAGGCCGCGTCTCTCGTCGATACCGCAACCACAAGGAACGACCCGCTTTGCAGGCCCCAGCTCGGTGTGAGGCTTGCCGGGTCGGGAGCGGTAGACGATCCGTTCGCTGCCGTAGAGATGACGGGCGCAACAGTCGTGTCCGCTCCACGAAGGACGTAGGCTATACCCTGCGGCGTTTCAGAGATCCCACGACCCGTGAAGACTGCTGTCCCACTCTCGGTCCCAGTCGCCACCTTGTAGAAGGCGAAGACCGAGGCAGTCGTGTCGCTGATCGTCCCGTCGAGGGCTGTGTAGCCCGTCATGGCGAGGGTCGAGCCGCCACCCGTGATGGAGTTCATCCCACCAACGATGAGGATGATGTCCCCGCTCTGGATACCAGCGGGGTATGGAAGGTCGCCGTTGCTGTCTAGCGGCGTCGTCGAGACGAGGGTTGGAACGACAAAGGTCGGTATAGTGTTCGGGTTGACCCAGAGGCCGTTCCGTACTGGCGCCTCAAGGGCTATCGGATGCTGTATGTCGGTGGAAGGAACCTTCCACGTGCCGAGTTTACCCCACTGGATGACAGCGGTGGACTTCCAACCTATCCCGGTGAAAAACCTGCCTTTGATCATGGCGCGAGCCCTCCCGCGCCGCTACCCAGCGACGGCTGTGAACGACCCGGTGTAGGTGGTTGCCGTTGTCGACGGCTTGATCACTTCGAGGAACGACAAGGCCGCGCTGTCGAAGATGCGGGTCAGGTTGAAGGCGGTGTTGATGCCGTCAACGGGGCACACAAGGTTCGCGATGGGGCAAGGCATCCACGCTATGGGGTGGCCGATCACAAACTGCGCCGTTCCCGACACCGAGGCTGAACACTGCATCTGCGTCAAAGCTTTGATCCCGATGTCACCCGTCTCAAGCGGCGCGTACCACTGGTTGGTTGGGTGGTCGAGGCGGTCAACGATGGCGGAGGCGTTGCCAGTGAGGGACGGAAGGGTTGAGGCCGCGTTAGCTTGGTCGGTGTATGTACAGACGGTCCAGTTGTGGGCCGTTGCGCCGAGTGCTGTCGCCGCAACCTCAACGAAGAGGAAGTTGCCGCCGATGTAGTCGGCGTTGGCGGCTGTGGTTGACTGATATCGTGACGGGACGCCAGACACTGATTCGGTGGCAGTGGACGATGCGGTCTTTGCAACGTCGAAGAGGCGATCATACAGTAGCAGCGTGTTGCCCGAGACGGATGCCAGAGGGTAGCCAGCCACGAAGTGCTGCGTGTCGCCGCTGGCGGGGTTCGTGAAGGGGAACGCACCCGTCGTGGCGGAGGTGCAGGCGCGGCCACCCGGAGCGGCAGAGGCTGCGCCGCCTGCGGCTGGGCTGTTGCCGAGCCTCCACAGCGTCGACGTGACGCTCGCGACGCCAGTCGGCCCCACCTTCTGGAAAGGGTACTCGTAGCGCTTGTTTGCGGCGGTGGCCTCTGAGATCAGGTCCGACAGCGACGCGAAGCCTGCGTTAAGCTGCAGGGCGTTGCGCTTCGAGGCGATGCGTGTTGCGCGCCCGATGCGCTTGAGGATGTCACCGGCGCGATCAAGTGCCGACATCTCGAAGCCGTCGCGGATCTCGCCACGGAAGTCGCCGCCACGATGAGCAAAAACTTTGCCCGGAACGCCTTGAAGGGCGATTGGCGGGCCATACCAGTCCTTCATGGCAAGGCTGACGCGGTCGAGGGCATCCTTGCCCAGCCAGCGCTCAAGGCGCCCGCTGTGCGTCGAGAGGCCCGACACGGTGTGTCCGGTGTCAGGGAGATGTCTGCGGCGGATGATCTGATGCATGTCTATATCTCTGCTGCCGCGATGAAGAAGGCGTCCAACTGCTCGCTGGTCATGAGGCCTGCGCCGACTGCCAGATCGATGAGGGCGTCGTGGCGAAGGACTTCCGTCATGGCGGCCCATGTCAGTGTAACCTCGAACGAGGCCCCCTGAGAGAGCCCAGCGAGCACTGACGTGACTGCCGCCGGAGGTTTGACAGCAAGAAGCGGAACCTCCTCTGCCGTCACCATGCCGGAGCGCAGGAGCTGGATCAGGAACTGCCGCTTCGAGATCGAAGCCGGAACGGGAGCGACAGGATCGACGGGGATATCGCAGGACGACAGATAGTCTCCCGCGTTCTCTGGTGGATACCAGAGCTGCGTCTCGCTGTCGTAGTAGGCGTGAGGCTCGCCTTCGCCCATCCGCGCAAAGGCGATCTGGCGCGAGCAGGCAGAGCACTCGAAGAGTATCTGGCTGCCTGCGTCGAGAAGGGCGAACGTGTGGCTCACAGAGTGAAGATCCCCGAGGCGTTCCACTGGATCGTGACGTCAGAGCCCGAAGGCGTGAACGGGATACCAGTGATGGATGTGTCGAGGAACAGCACAAGCGGTGAGGAGGCGTCTGCCGTGCCGTCGTCGATGTAGATGACGATCCCCTCGACGCTGACCGAGCCGTTCGAGAAGGCGGAGAAGGTGACGTCTGCGGCGTCAAAAGTACCGGCGGAAGGAGTGTTGTAGGTCTTCGACCCCAAGGCCTGCCCGGTCGCGCGGGTGTTGGGAAACACGCCACCCGAGAGTGACGAGTAGAACTGGTGCGCGGCACTGTAGGTGTAGACGCCCGTGTCGACGAATGACGTTCTGACGTTTGTCGAGGTAAGGCTGTAGGCCGTCGTGGCCTGCATGATGTTCTGCTTCCAGATCGGGTAGACTGCGTTTGCCATTAGATCACCTCTGATGCATCGTTAAAACCGTGCGCCTTGAGCCAAGCCCGGATCACTTCCCGCTCGTTGTCTGCAGCGCGCTTCATCCACACCAGCTGGTGCTGGGCAATCTTCTTTTTGAACATAACGGCCTGCGCCTTGATGACTGGGTCGCCTGTCTGGTTCGTTACCGTCACCAGATCGTTCACGGCAGCCTCCACGAGCTCCTGAGCCGTCTTAACCGGCGGTCGGCCAATCTTGATGGTTGGCTGATGCACGATCATGTCGTTCATGTGGTTCGGCAGGTGCTCGTCCGGTTTGTAGCGAAAAATCTTCTTGCCGTTGAGCGTATCCGGCACGAGCTTGGGCATGTAATCCATTATACGAGCCTGATGATCGCGTTGTTTGCGTCTGCTGACGGGAACTGGATGACGAAGTCAGAGCCTACCGAGCTCTTGTCGGCGCCAAAATCAAGGATGCATACAGCCTTGTTGGCGCTAGTCGAATTGTAGATCATGGCGCCGCGTGCGTTGGCGATGGTGGAGAGTGACCATGTCGTATCGCTGAAATCAACGAACGAGGTGGTCCCCGACGATGACACTACCTGACCAGTCAATGTGTTGCCCCCAGCCACATAGGCTGTCCCAGAAACTTCTCCTGTAGATGTATAGACGGTTGTGCTCTCGTTCAGCGTGGCTGAAGAGAGGTACATTGCTATCTTGAATGTGTTTCCGGCCGTATTCAGGTTGTGAGAACCTTTCATGAGCTCGGTCTTGAACGCCGTCGGGGCGCACTGGGTAATTGCCATTACGTGTCCTCTTGCATGATGATTTCAGACGCGTGGACGTGACCGGCAGCCTCAAGTATGGCTCCAAGTCGTCTACGCTCGGATCCTGCCGCCCGCTGAAAAAGTCCCACGAGGACGCGATGGATGTCCCGCCGAAAAGCGTACGCCTGTGCCCGAATGACTGGGTGGGTCTCGGCTGATACAGACAAAATACGCTCAAGTGCCATATCGGCAAATTGAGTACTGGAAAGACCTCCTCCGAGGTTTTCACCGATGTAGACACTTGGCTTCCCCAAGAGAACGTTTGTCATGGCCTAGAAGCGTCTCCGCGGTACCAATCGTTGGATGACTGCCCGGCCGCGAACGCCTTCACCTGCATCATAGCCTCGTCGTAGGCTTTTTGGTAGATGGCGAAGACTTCCGTATCCCCCTTCATGTTTGCGTAACCCTGAAGAAGGCTGCCGAACAGGAGGGCGTTCTCGAACCTGTCACCAAGCCACGTGGTGGATGCCGTGACAATGGAGGCTGGGTAGCCGAAGTAATGCATTTCAACGCTGTAATTAGAATCAGGTGTCGGACCAAGTATTATGTTCTGGTGGTCCATCATCGCGTAGTATTGCGGAACTCCGGCCGTCGCTGCCAAAGGGTACATTTCGCGGATGAAAGACACGTCCTTGTTGATGAGGTACTGGGCGCCAGTTCCGGGAATGATGATGAAGATTTCGTAGATCGAGTTGAAGTCGGACGGCACGCCGATGCTCGGATTTGCGGACGTGACCGTTGCTGTAACGTTCTTCCGCTTTATCGGAAGGTTTACCTCGTCGTAGATCTTCCTCTCGGCAAGCCTGACGAACGTCGGGATCTGGGCGACAAACGCGGTCTCGTCGTTCTGAAGGTACTGCTGGATCTGGGCTGCAAGCTCTGCGTACGTCATGACGTGATCGTCACCCTTCCTATGACGGTCGCCACGTACAAGCCTCTCAGCTCGGCTGTGACCGTCGGGAATGCGTTGATACTGTCGGCACCGATCTCAGGCACCGGGCGGCGAAGCGCCTGCGGATCCGATACCTTGAATGTGCCAACAAAATTCTGGGGATGGTCAGCGTCCCAGCACTCATGGCACACGCGGTTCTTCTTTTCTACGCCCTTGACATACTCGGACTTGAAGTCGGCCAAGGCGTATCGAAGGCCGCAACGCTCGCAAAACCCGTACGCGCTCTTTCCCTTGGCGTATTCTACCATGGCTTACCCAGTATACGGGATGATGCGGAGTGGAACGCGTTCACGGTCCTCTTCGTAGGCCATCTGGAACTGCTCGTCGTAGATCTGCTTGAGCATCTGGACGCGATTCATGAGTGCTGGGCGCTTAAGGGCGATGTAATACGCCAGACCAGAAACGAGTGCCGGAATGAACCGGGATGGGATGTCGGCCGTGTTTGTAGCCGCGCCAGTATCCTGAATCCGTCGCATCCGCCAGTAGACCAGCGTGTACGTATTTACATCCGGCACCGGCCAGACGTTTACCGTTGGTGTGAGCGTCCGCTCCACATAGATCTGAACTGGTCTGCCAGTCTGGTTCTTGTTGACGATAGCAGCGTAAGAACTGACCCCTATACGCTCAATATCGTAATCGGCCTGACTAGTGCCGGAACCGGAGCGAATGACGTGCTCCAGAAGGTCTATGGTGTCAGTGGGAAGGGTGTACGAGGCTGTACCCGCAGTAAGGGCTTGCGTGCCTACAGTTACCGTCCACAGGTTAAGGCCGCGGTTTGACCACTCTGCAGCCATGATATCCAAGCTGCGTCGGGCTGATTTCAAGTCATACCCTGACCGCAGCTCTGTACCCGCACGCTCAAACGCCTCTTCGATGATGACATCAAGCGAGGGGTTGAACGTAGCGGATCCCGAGGTTGCCATCAGTCAACCGCTCTATCGAACATGACCTTCTTGGTGACAGCGCCCTTACCACGCAAGCCGGTGCCGCCATCCTGAACCGTGAACGATCCGGTCTTTTCCGGCTTTGGCAGGGTGATGTTGCTGGACTTGTCGTAGACAAGGCCAGTACCACAAGCCTGATTCTCAAACTCTTTCTTGGCCATGAAAATCTCCTACTGTGTGTACACGAGGGTTATTGCCGTCGTGCCTAGGGTGAGGCAATGAATACCGGCAGGGAAAACCACGCCGGACTCCTCGCCAAAATAGACGTGCATCGGGGTGGCGCCAGATGATGCCGGTACGTCGATGTCCACCAAATTGGTCCCACCAGATGTACCGTTTGTCAGTGTAATGCGACCGGCGCTAGCAGCCCCGACAAAGTACAGGCTGTGAAGCCTGCACCTTGTCGTGGTTACGTTGCCGGTGGCCGTGACTCTGGTAGATCTTTGGTCAAGAGCCGCCATTTGTTACTCCTAGAGTTCAGACGATGTCGGAGCCTGAGCGCCGCTCGGGAGACGCTGGACGTAGAGGACAGTGATGATCGCGCGGCCAACACCAGCGGCAACACCCACCGTGTAGCGGGAAAAAAGCGGCGTGTCGGCGGTTGTGGAGGTCTGCCATGCCAGCTGCGTGGTCGCAGTTGCGGTTCCGCGGAAACGACCGCCAGCGGTTGTTGTCACAGCAGCCATGAGCTGAGCGCCACCAGTTGCGTTGCCGACCGATATTGCCGATGTTGAGGAGCCGCCCGGGACAACAATTTGGTCAACAATGATGTCGACAATCTGTGAGCCCTGAGGAAGGGTTCCAAAGCGGGTATCCACGTCGCCAGCGCCAGCCGTAACAACGCCGGTATCAAAGGACTGCGAAAGCACCAAAAGGCCAGTGTTGCGGCCTGAAAGGATCGTGCCGTCCTTTACGGTGCCGGAACGAACTGGTCCTGAAAATGTACTGAAAGACATGGAATTCTCCTGTGCAGGAATGTTGACCGCGCGGTCTCTGCATCGTCAGCCGGTTCTGTCGGCGCGGCATTAATCCGGATTACTTCGGCCGATTCCAGCCGCAGTGCCTGAAGCCCCATTCTTGGAGCTCCATAATCTGTACGTCTTTAAGAGACGATTCCTTGATGTCACGAGCCCTTTGCAGGGCCATCTGCGTCATCGATGTCTCAGTTTCCGGATCCAGCGTTAGGCGCTGGGGAGCCGTCAAAAGCTCCGGGAGCGGCTGGAGACACGCGTTTTGCGTCGTTGAGCACGCGGATAGCGTCAGCGCTGAAAGTGCAATCAGGGCTGTCCTTGATGTATTTGACGACATGCTTGATGACATCGTTGGTCTTTACGACGACTTCGATCTTCTTTTCCTTCAGCTTCTTGTCAGCCGCAAGAAGGTCAACCTGATACTGAATCAGCTCGGCCATCGTGCGGCGTAATTGGGCTTCAGCGACATCCGCAGCGGCAGCCCGTGAGCGCCAATGCGAAACCTGCAGGGTGAAGATCATTACCGCTGCAACTGCCAGCCCCCAAGCAATGTAGCGCCAATTAGCTACAAGGGAGACTAGCATCAGGCCGACGGAGGCTTGTTTGCTGGCTGGTTAGCCGCTCCGACTGCCGTCAGAGTTGCTCCGGCCGCGTTGATCGTGATCACGATTTCCTGCGGGATCAGATCCGGCTGAAAGTATGACACCGACAGAAGGATCGTCCCCAGAATCTGCAGGGCAGCTCCGGCCTTCGTCTTGTATCCCGGGAAGTAGTTCATGGCCTGAATAAAGAGATCCAGACCCGTCTTTACGTAGTTCATCGTCGCTCTCCTCAGGTTTCAACATTTCCACGCGCGAAGGCTTTTATTGATCCTCGAATTCGGATCCTTGGCCGTTTTATCCGAGGTCAGCTTTTCCTTCATACCCTCCATGCGAGCGCAGAAGCTGTCCTTGCGTGGACCGCCTTCTGGCTGCGGGGCTTTCAAGCCCGGCTTGTCAGGGTTTGCCTTGTTGTAAGATGCTCGACCCTTTGCATTGAGGCCTCCCTTTGGGTCCTTGCCTTCACTGCGAGTCCATGCGGGTGTTTTTGCCATCTTTGCTCTTTCTGTGGCGGGTAAGGATAGGAGGGCGGCGAACCACCCTCCGTTCTTGGTAGGTCTAGGCTTACGTGGAGCCGGGCGAGCCGTAGATGCCCAGCGGATCAGACACGCCGAACGAGTAACGTTCGCGAGCCTTGTACCGCACGTTGCCGGTGTTGAAGTCGCCGTCCATGGCGGTCTTCATGCCGACACGCTGGAACATCTTCATGCCGTTCGGAACATCCGTCAGCAAGAACCACGCGTTGGTATCCGTCAGAAAGTGGTTGACAGCCTCGCCTTCAGGAATTGCATTCATCTTCCTCATGGCATTGATGTCATTATCTGAGGTACCAACGCGCTGGCTCGACTGGAGAATGCGGGTAGCCACGAATTGGTAAGACGGTGGGATGATCAACTTGCGTGGTTTTGCCGCAAGAAGAAGCCCGCGTTCGTCTGTCCAAGCCGCGATCTGAATCACCGCCGCTTCCAGCGAAGTTTCGTTCAGGTCGACGCCCGTCGACGGACGGTTGGAGTTAGTACCACCGCCCGTGAGAGGATGCCCCGTGTTGAACATTGTCACGCCGTCACCGGAGTTGTATGTGGTGAAGCCAGCGTTAAGAGGGACCATCGCCTTGACCTGCTTAGTGTAGGCCATTCCGCGAGCAAGAGCCTTCGTATAACGGGCCGAGAGGCTGTCATACAAATTATCTTCAATGGCTTCTTCCGTAATGGAAAAACCCATTGCGATGGTTTCGTGGTTATATCGAGCCTTGAAGGCTTCCTGACCGACATCGTACTGGATGCCTTCACCTTCATTCTTTACCGGGGCCGCGCCAAAACCAGAGAGCTTCAGTTCTTCTTCGAACGAACGCTCCGAGCTTTCAACTTCGTACACCTGAGTGTGCTCGTTCTCGTAACGCTTGTACGAGAGGCCAAAGAGCGCATTCAGGCCCGGCAGCAATTCAAAGAGCAGCTGTGCTCTGTTCATTGTAGCCATTGGTATTCTCCTCTAACCGGGGATCGCTTATGCGAGGCCGGTTGCGTTGTGGTACGTGTGGATGCCGAAATTGAAGCGAACGAAAACGTCCGTATACGTGTCACCAACAGTCGATGTTGGCGAGCTGGCGAAGCCGATGATTCGCAGCGGCAGGGTGGTCGTCGCAGCAATGGACGAGGCCTGAAGGGCGACCTTAGAGTTTCCGGTCACTGTGCTTGCAGCGGTCGAGATGATGGCTGCGTTCGCGAAGAGAGCTGTTTGCGCGAGCGTTGCATCCGCCTGAATCTGAAAGACGCCTTCCGGGTCATCAAACACGTACGCAACCGCGTCCGAGGCTACGGTGTTAGCTGGCCAGTACTGACGGAACACCTTCTGCAAGGAGCCCGGGTCAGTGTATGAGCAACCAAGGAATACGCCGAGACAGCCGGGGGATGTAACGGCGGTCGTCATTGGGTCTCTCTGGATCGTTCCTGCGGTTACCGGGACTACCGGGTCGCCGTAGCCGATGTTTGTGTTGTAACCCGACGTGATGCCGAACGTGCGGGTCTTGTGGTTGTACGCGGCAGAAATGAGGTTGCCGACAGGCTTGAGGCCGTACGGCGCTGCTACTGTTGCCATGGTTTATCTCCTAGACGGGGGGTCAACCCTCAGGCTTACTGCCACCGCCGAATGTGACTTGGGTCCGACGCTCAGGATTGAGCAACGGCATTCGCGGGTCGTTTTCCCGCATGAAGTTATTGTCGACCGCCTGAATCTGAGACTTGGCGATCTTGTCGAAGTGAGCTTTGCGCTGCGCCATCATTTCTTCCGGCATTTTGCAAAGAAGCAGCCCACCGATCTCGATTCCATCCTTCCAGCGACTGTTCTGATCGCGCGAGTCCTTGAACTCGGGGTGGTCTGAAAGGCTAACCGGCTCCCATCCCTCGCGGAACTGGCGAGAGATGTTTGATGGGTCTGCTGCACCGTACACAGCGGTGCGTACCCAACGATACACCCAGCCCTGCTGAGGCTCTGGATCAGGAAGAAGCGATGGCGGAGCCCACTCCCGCTTTCTGGTTGTCGACTCCCGGGTTTCGTTCTTGCGCGGGGTACGTGGATCAGAATGGTCGGTCATTGCTCTTTCGCCTGCTTGATCATTTCGAGTGCATATTCCTGCGGTGAGACCCCAAGCCGTTTGGCAAGGGACACCTGCGAGGCCGTCAGGGTTACTTTGCGGCCGTCTTTGCTCACGCCCGATGACGAGCGATTGGCGGGTGCGACGACTGAGGACACCTGCCTGCGTTGCGGCTCAGGGCGGCTCTCGCCGCGCCAAGCGTAATCTGGGTGACGATCTCTCATGATCTTGTCGAGACCGGCGTAATATTTCTCTGGCTCGATACGGGGGTCGATTCCCATCTTCGTGACGAGCGTATTGTGTGCCGCAAACGCAGTTGCGGTCATGAAGTCGTCCTCTTGGAACCAAGGATTCCTTTCGGCCCACGACTTGGCTACAGGATCTTCCTGCGGCTGCTGCTGAGGCTGCTGCTGAGGCTGCTGCCTCTGGACCACCGGAGCTTCTTCGTCCTGATACTGAGGCTGATATCCGAAGACTCGTGAGCGTTCGGCGTGAATGGCCGACATCTCTTCCTGAGCCTTCACAAGGGCCTCTGTATCTCCAGTCTCGTGGGCCTTGCGGAGCTTCTCTCTGGTAGCTTCCAGCATGGCGTCAACGCGGCCGCGGGCCTGCTCGACGAGTGTCTGCTCACCAGCCTTCATCGTGCTGCGCATGCGAACGTTGTCGTCATACAGCTGACGGGCTATGCGAGCCGCCTCTTCAATCTGGCGCTCTGCGGCCTCACGAGCCCTACGCTGTTCATGGAACTCGTAGGACAGGCGCTTGAATCGCTTCTGTACCGACTCGCTGTACTGCTTGAGCTCGTCATCCTGCGGCACAACACCGGCTGGCAATTCAGACGGAGGTGGCTCGCCACGGGACTTGCCGCGGTCCTGAACCGGCGTGTCGTCTACAACCTCGATTTCAAGCTCAGGGGCCCTCTCAGGCTTCAGGCTTGGCGCCGGGGTTGGAGACAGGTCGATGTCAGTGACGATTTCCCGCATCACCGTGCCGGGATTCGGATCTTGGTTGTTGCTCATGAACGTTCAATCCAGCGCGGGTCTTGTATGGTTCCGTCAATTGTGTCGTCGTTAACGAACCGGAACTCCTTGCCTTTGATCTTCAGGCGGGTGCCGGAGTACGAACGGACGATCACCCAGTCGCCGGGCTTGCACCACGGGCCATTGGGGTAGCGGACGGGATCCTTGTACGCGTCAGGACCTACCTTGAGCACGAAAGCCACAACTGCGGCGGCTTGCTCCTTCATCGCGAAGGATTCTGCCAGAAGGATGTTTCCATCCGTCTTGGTCTTCATGTCAGGCATGATCAGGAGGATGCGGTAGCCGGATGGGTCTGGAACCGAAGACGCAAGCTCTTGTGCCGATTTCTCGGCATTGTCGATGTCAAGAAGACTCATTAATGCTCCGTTGGGTTGCAGATCGCCAAAAGAAAACCCCGCCAGCGTGGGGACGCCGTGGCGGGGCTACTGTGCTTTTAGCGACAGTTGGGCTCGGGGGAACTGGGGAGGAGCCCTGAGGGCGTAAACGCCCAGATTGTTTATACGCTAGTATTTACAATCGTCAATCATCGTCAACGAGGCTTCGCAAAATTTTCGCTTCCGTATCCACGATGATACTTTCCGCTATTTCCAACCCGTGTACGATACCAACCGCCTTTTTATACGACGGATAATCAATGCATTCCCCACTCGCGATATTTTCACGCAGAATAGCGATCTCTTTTTTGATCGCCATTCTTACTGTTATCAGTATATTATCCACGGTTATTCATCGCTTTTTTTGACTGGTTTCGGGTTCAGATTGGCGTTGTACTCGGCCCTCTGGCGCTCTTGGTCACCCTTCTGTGAGTCAAGGACTGCCTTGTGCTGGGCGCGCTGCGTCTCCATGGCTATGGCGTCTTGGTTCTTCCTGTGTCCGTCTCTGGCGCTGTTCTGGTGTTGCTTGTCCATCATTGCAGCCTCGTGCTCCCGACTCTGAAGCTCTTTGCCAGCGTCCAGCATGACGTCTGCGGCCTTTATTCCGGCCTGATGCTGGAGTGCCTGAGAGTTCTTGGCGAGGTCTGCGGCGATCTTGAGGCGTTCGAGTTCGTCCCTTGACTTCATCTCCGCGGACTTCATGACGATGTCCGTTGTCGCCTTCTGCTCCGCCAGCTTCTGCTTTCCAGCCTCGATCTGCAGCTTCGCCTGCTCGATCTGAACCAGAGGGTCCTGAGCTGCCTGCTGCGCCTTTTCCTGCTGCGCTTTGCTCATGCTCGCCTGCAAGAGTTTCTGGGCTGCCTGAGCCAGCAGCGGCGAGAGCTTCGCCTCGATAGCCGGGTTCAGCTTTGCATCTCTCTCTGGCAGCTGGACACCCATCGACTGCTCGATCTGCTGGCGATACTGCATGGCGACATGCTCAAGCACGTGCGCTGACATGGACGCCATGACAGTCTGCGCAGTCGGTGATTGCTGCACCAGCTGCTGAATCTGCGGATCCTGCGCAGCTGCCAGATGTACAGCAATGTGCGACTTGTGGTCCTGATTCATGAATGCCTTGACTGGCTTACCGGTAATAATTGCCATGTTTTCCGACACAGGATCCATTGGCTCTTGATCCTCCGGCATCTTTACCAGCTTTGCTGCATCCTTGACGCCAATGTAGTCCAGCATCGTGCGGTGCAACTTTGGCATGTCGTACAGAAGCGGTTGCTGGGATGCCAGCTGAAGGACGGTCTGGTACTGAATCACCCGCTGGGCCATCGTGGCAGCGTTCGGATCCGACACCGGAACAATGCTTATCCTGTCCCCGAAATCAGTTGCACGATCATAGCCGTCGCTGGCCCCGTACTCGTAGGAGCCCTCCATCTGCGAGACAATGTCTGCGATCAGGCCTAGCTCAATCCGGAGAGCCGCGTGCATCCGCGCCTGCACCGCTGACATGACCTTAAGTGAGCGTTCAAGAACGGCGAGCGTAGTGCCCACGGGAAGGCCTTCTTGGAGATCAGTGATGTCCATATCGGGCACCGAACCGATGCGGCGGGCCTCATCGACGACGTTTCCCAAGAGGCTGAACAGTACAGAGCTGGGCTCCTTAATAGGAAGCGGTAGAATTCCGTCTTTGATGGATTGACCGGGAACGTCAACATCCCTGAATTCCCCCGGACGGATCGGGGATTGGTCATCTTTAATCCTGAGCCCACGAGCCTTGAATCCTGCTGGAAGGTTTGAAAGTGTCCCCGAATCTATCATTTGGCGGAGGATGGATGTCGCGGACTTCGCTAGCCCGCCGATGATATGTACCAGCCCGGTGCCGTAGAAGCCAAGACCCGGCAGGTACTGGTAATGCACAAAGTGCACCCGCTTTTTCTTCAGCTCGTCCAGCTCGTCCCAGTTGCGCCTGATTGCCAGAACTTTCTGGCTCTGATGATCAATCGTAATCACGTACGGTACTGCAAAATCGTCGTCGTTGTACGAGTCTACAAAGTCGTAGTCAGACAAGTTCAGGTCAACGTGCATTTCGAGCACGGTATGGCGGTCATTGATTTCAATGCTCGGCTGCTCGCCGACTATCTTGTCGATCTTGCCCCTCACCTTGCTGAAATCAGGCGTCGGCTCCTCAAGCTCCATCTTCTTGTAAAAGCCATTTTTCATGCTTTTCTTTAGCTCGTTCGTCGTGCGCTTCATTACGTGCGTATAACGCTCACACGTAAGGAGGTCTGAGGCCCCGTAGGGTGCCACAAAATCTTCGGCTGGCACGAACATGGATACCGGGCGCTTCATGTTGGGGTCGTAATAGACCTTCTTGAATGAGGACCCTGCAATCGCCAGACGGTACAGAAGCTGTTCCGTTTCGAAACGGTACTCTGTCATCTTCTGTGTGATCTGGAAATTAAGCTCTTGCTCGACTCGTGCTGCAGTAGCCAACAACTCCGGCGTCTCGTCTCCGAATACCGTCGTACGGGCAGGCCCGGATGCCGGAAACAACTCCATGATGGCGTGAGCCTGAAACTGGATTGCTGTTTCAGCCAGAACCGGGTGAAACACGCCAGACGCTCCCTGCCAAGGCTCCGTACGCTCTTCCATCTTGATCCCAAGCAACTCGAGCCCCTTGGCGAGAGACTTCTCCCAGTCTCCGCGCGCTGACTTGTCAGCATCAAAGAACCTTACAAGCTCTGTAGACATCGAGAGCAGGGCGTCATCCGGCATCCTCTCGGCGATGTTCTCGTCAAAGCTGGCGGCGACCGTCTCCTGAGATTCGTCGTCAAGCGAGAGCTCAAGACCCTCATCGTCGGTCTCGGACGTATTCCAGTCCTCAGGAAGCTGGATATCCATTGCGCCCATGTCGGTTTCGTTCGGGTTTGGCCCGGCCTTCATTTCTGAAGGCATCATTGGTTTATCGATGTTGTTGGCAGCCATAGGTGTGGTCCTCAGTAATATTCAAAGTTGCGACGGTACTTCTTTTCCGTCTGCTCGATCTCGTCCAGCTCTGTCCTTAAGAACCCTCCCTGCCGGAACCGCAGGAGGGCCTGTGTAACCGTATCCACGTAGTCGTCGTTTTCGCCGACCGGGAACGCCGCGCACTCTTCTATTACGTCGTCAGCCCAGCGGGTCTCAGGCGCCCAGACAATTCCGGACTTGAACAGGTCCGCTATGGCGTTGGCGCGGACTATCTTGTCCTGACCCCTAGATGGCGTGAACTCTGTCACTGGTATGCCCATAGCCCTAAGCTCGAATATCAGCGGCGTACCAGCGGCGCGCGCTTCTACAATCATGAGGTCCGGGCGCCAGTGCGAATAATGCTTCCTCGCTACCTTCTTAAGCTCCGGGAACTCAAGTTTGTCACGCCAAGCATCGAGCATGATCAGATTCGGGACCGGCTTATCCGGATCTCCGCCAGAAAAGACGCCCCAAGTCGTGCAGGCCGAATAGTTTGCCCGCTCGGTCTTCAGGTATGCCGTGTCCCAAGAGGAGATAATCATCTGGCATTCTGGTGGTCTGGGGTGAGTCCAGCGCTTCCACCACTCACGCTTCAGGATTGCCGTGGCGTCAGCGGTCGGATCTTGCTGGTACTGGGCACCCCATCTACCGGGGGAGATGTCGGCCTTGACCTTCAGCAGTTCGTCGAGCGACCAGAACTCAGGCCACAGCGGATCTCCTGAGGGCATGATCGCTGGAAACTCGATTACCTCCCAGTCGGAGACGTTCTCTTCCCCCGCCATGCTCTTCTTCAGGAGCGATCCCGTCAGGTCG